GATGTGGGTGCGTACAAACAATTGATGGATTCGGGATTTGGTATGCCCACCCAACAAATTGATGTTACCACCGAAAAGCCAATTTTCAATGGTATTGACTTGGATGTGAAATAATGCTTCAAAAAACCACCGCCCAAACCAAGATTTCACAACTGCGAAAGCGGGTTAGAATTGTGCGCGGTGGAACATCATCATCAAAAACATTCAGTATTATTCCCATGCTTATCACATACGCGGTGCAAAACCCAAAGTGTGAAATTAGCGTGGTATCGGAAACCATCCCGCATTTGCGAAGGGGTGCAATCCGTGACTTTCTTAAAATCATGGACATGGTGGGAATGTATGATGTAAACAAGTGGAACAAATCTTCACTGACTTACACATTCTCAAACGAATCATACATTGAATTCTTTTCTGCGGATCAACCCCAAAAGTTGAGGGGTGCAAGGCGTGATGTTTTATTCGTCAACGAGTGCAACAACATAGATTGGGAATCATACTACCAAATGGCAATCCGTACCCGTAAATTCATTTATTTGGATTACAACCCAGTGGCGGAGTTTTGGGTAGATAGCGAATTGGTAAACGACCCTGATGCGGAAATGATTGTACTTACCTACAAAGACAACGAAGCGTTGGACAAATCCATTGTGGCGGAAATTGAAAAGGCACGGGATAGGGCAGAAACAAGCAACTATTGGCGTAATTGGTGGAAAGTATATGGGCTTGGGGAGATTGGAAACCTTCAAGGGGTTATATTCAGCAATTGGCAAACTATTGACAAGATTCCCGAGGATGCAAGGTTGCTTGGTTGCGGTGTCGATTTTGGTTATACAAACGACCCTACGGCCATCGTTGCCGTATATGAATACAATGGCCAACGCATCGTTGATGAGGTCGCATATCGCACGGGGATGCTTAATTCGGATATTGCAAAGGCATTGCCCAACTTTGTGCCAGTGTATGCGGATAGCGCAGAACCAAAGTCAATTGATGAAATACGGAGATACGGCATAAGAATCAAGGGCGTAACCAAGGGAAAGGATTCCATCAACTACGGAATCCAAATCATGCAAAGCCAATCGTATTTGGTTACATCCACATCCACAAACCTAATTAAAGAACTACGCAACTATTGTTGGGATACCGATGCCCAGGGGCGTACAATGAACACACCAACGGGTGTACATCACGGGCTTGACAGCGTACGCTACCATGAAATGATGGCGTTGGGTATCAAATCAAACTACGGAGTGTATTCAATCAAATAAATTGTTTATTTCGTGTGGGTTTCGTATATTTGCCCCATGACAAAAACATGGACGGAATCCGAAATGGATGAATTTCGCTTGTTGTTTCCCGTGACCCACAACAAGGACTTGGCCGTGAAATTTAATTGCACACCAAATGTCATCAAAAACATTGCCTACAAAAACAAGTTAAGAAAGGATAAGGATTTTTGGCATGGGTATTTGCGCAACACAGCACACAAGCATTTGCCTAAATTCAAAAAAGGATGCACAAGTTGGTGCAAAGGAACAAAGGGTGTAATGCTGAATGGTGCTGAAACACGATTTGTCAAAGGACAACGCCCACACAATTACCATCCGATAGGGCATTTAAGCAGTTATAGGGACTTTATAACGATTAAAACCGAGCAAGGGTACAAACCCCTTCACCGATTAACTTGGGAACAACACAACGGCAAAATCCCACCATTCAAATACATAGTGTTTAAGGATGGCAACAAAAAGAATTGCGACATAAGCAACTTGGAGATGGTGGACAAAATGCACTTCATGAAGGAACACCACCCAATGAAGTATCCGAAGGACATCAAAGATGCAATCAATATCAAACGAGAAATAACAAAATACATAAAAAAACATGGCAAGAAACAAGATTAACGATGTGCGTGACCACTTATTTGAAGTGTTGGAACGATTAAAGGATGGTGACATTGACATCGAAACGGCAAAAACAATGGCAGATGTAAGCCAAGTGATTATCAATTCGGCAAAGATTGAAGTGGATTTTATCCGTATCACTGGGGCAAACCAAAACACGGGGTTCATCAAACTAACGGAAGGGGGAAACTCATGAACGCAAACGAATTAAAATACAAATCGGTATTTTTTCAACCGCATGGAATTGACCCTACTTTTTGCGAAGTAGGTGTTATTTATCATGATGAACCCGAATATGTTTATCATGTATCCGAACCTTACAAAATTCTAGTTAGAGAGGTTAAAATAATACCAAGCGAAAAAGTACAACGCGATAATAAACCACCATATAGTTATAGAATAATTAAAGAAAATACGAAATGAAAGCAAATGAATTAAGAATTGGGAATTGGGTTTTGATACCATACAACAAATCCAATAAGGAAGAAGGATTTTTTGAAGCAACAATTTCCCAAATTGGAGAATTTGGGGCTTATGTAAAACCCGAAGATTATGAACCTATTCCACTAACCGAACATTGGATGTTTAAGTTTGGGTTTTATGAAACAACAAAAGAACATTATGTAAGCGGATTGTATACGATGAATAAGCCTGATGGATTTTATATTAACAAAGAAACCATGTGTTATTGCGACATTGATTACGAAGGAACAACAAATGATAGAATTAAAATACAGTATGTCCATCAACTACAAAACCTATACTTTGCCTTGACGGGTGAAGAACTAACCGAAGGAAGTGACAAATGACAAGCCATTATCAAGAAGTGCATAACCTTAAACAAGAAATCAGGCGGATGCGGTTGCAGATGATTGAACAGAAATCGGACTATGATAATTTGGTTCGTGCGTTGAAGCGTGAAATCGTCCAACCCAAAACGGACATCAATTTAGAACCCACCCCATGGCGTGAAGTGTTACGGGCAATCTGTGAGGTTTACGACCTTACACCCGACACAGTGATAACAAGGTCAAGAAAACGAAGGCCGTTGTATGCCCGTCATATGTTCAACCACATTTGCAGAAAGCGGTTGGAAATGACCTTTGAAGAAATAGGGCTAATCTGTGGGCGGGATCACTCCACCATCATTTCATCGGTGCGTGAATTTGGGGATATTTTACAGACGGACAAAGAAGTCCAAAGATACCATGCAAGGGTTCACACCATCCTCCACGAAAGATTCCCGTAAACATTCGGGAATTTCTTCGTTTTATTAGTATATGATTGAAAACAAAAAGATAATTGTACCTACCGAACTGCGTGATGTAAAGTTGCATCAGATGATAACATACAACGGGTTAAAACCCGAAATGGATGATGTATCAAGGCAGTTGGAAGCGGTGGCAATCTTTTGTGACTTGACCATGTCGGAGGTTAAGAATATGCCATTTGACACACTGAAATACTGTGTGGAAAAAATCACAACCATGTTGGAATCTAAACCAACATTCACACCCAGGTTCGAGTACAAAGGCATTGAATACGGATTCATCCCAAACTTTGACGAACTCACAACGGGTGAATTCATTGACATCGAAAATTACTGCAAAGAACCAAACGACCTTTGGAAAGTGTTGTCGGTTTTGTATCGCCCCATTACCAAAAAAGGACAGAATGGAAGGTATGAAATCATGGCCTACAATGCCGATTTGAACACGGCATTTAAGGAGATAGACGCAAACACTGCATTTGGTGCGATGCTTTTTTTTTGGAGTTTAGGAATCGACTTATTGAATTCTTTCCAGAAGTATTTGCGGATGGTGAGGAGGGGGGAAGTGGCGATGAAATACGCCTTACCAAAAAATGGGGATGGTTTGGAATGGTCTACCGACTTGCTAACCGAAATTTCCTCAACCTTGACGATGTGTATACAAAACCCATTCAGACCGCTCTCATGTGGACCGCTTACGAAAGTGACATTGCGAAGATGGAACAAAAAGCAATTAGAAAAAAATGAACAATAATCACATAGGCACGGCATTTGAGTTGATGAAGGATATTGCAACCGAAGAAGGTTGGAACTATTCGCATGGTACATTGACCGAACTTGATTTCAAGGCGTTTTTGGTATTCCCATTGATGCACTGTTCGATTCAATCCGTGGCATTGACAGACCAAGTGGCAACCATTCAAATGAATGTAATGGTGGCGGAT